CATGCAGTTACAGGCATTATCGAGCGGCAGCGCGTTTGGATACCTCTCAAGAAGAAGTACGCCGCCGAACTGCTGCAAGAGGCTTTGGAATTTCCCAAGGGCGCCCATGACGACTCGGTCGACGCCATGGTCATGGCGCTCCTCTACTTGCGTCGTCGTTATGAACTGACCCAAGAGACCGTCAGCAAGCCTGACCGCGCCAGCCGGCGCAAGCCCTTCCGTAGCTACTGGAGCCAAGTGACCAATGTCCGATAACCCGATGTCTGCCGACGACAGCCCCGAACTCGAATTTGAGTTCTCGGAGGAAACCCTCATTGTCATTCCCGACGAGGAAGTGATCGAGGTCGACATGTCCTTCGGGGCCAACCTCGTCCCTATGCTGGATCAGGCCATCGTTGACGACATCGGCTCCCAGCGTCAGGACATCCATACCTCCTTCAAGAACTCCCGTCAACAGTGGGAAGAGAAGATCAAGAAGGGCATCCAGTGGCTTGGCCTGAACACCGAGGGCGAGGGCAACACTGAGGTCGACGGGGCCTGCACTGCGGTCCATCCCCTCCTCATCGAAAACGTGGTCAAGTTCCAAGCCAAGGCCATTCAAGAACTCTGGCCGGCGCGCGGCCCTGTCCGCACCCGCATCCTTGGCTATACGGACCCGACCCGCGAACAGGCTGCTGCCCGCGTCAAGTCCTACATGAACCACCAACTCGTGGACCAGGTGGCCGGCTTCTATTCCGATCTGGAGCGCAATCTGTTCCGCGTCGGCTTCATGGGCGTCGGCATCCGCAAGGCTGGCTGGAACGCCGTCACCGGCATGCCTGACCCGACCGTCGTTTACGCCGAGAACTTCTATATCGACCCGGCCGCGACCCACCTCAAGGACGCCGAAGAGTACATCGAGGTGATGGAACTCTCGCCTCGCAAGATGAAGAACCTCGTGGACAGCGGGACTTTCATCAAGCCGGACGAGAACGACTCCGAAGAAACCCTTGAGCCCAACGAAATCACCGAGGCCATCGCCCGCGCCCAAGGCTTCGACCTGTCCCTTGAGCGCAAGGGCTTCACGGTCGGCGAGGCCCACTGCTACCTTGACCTCGAAGGGGCCGACCCCTTCCTGCCCGAGGGCGGCTCTGCGCCCTACATCGTCCACTTCAACACCAAGACGGGCAACGTCTACTCCATCAAGCGCAACTGGCGTGAAGGCGATGCCGCCCTTCAGAAGCGGTTGTGGTACACGGTCGACCACTGCATCCCGGCCTTCGGCTTCTGGTCGCTTGGCTACGTCCACCTGATCGGCGACCTTGCTGCCTCCGCTACCGTGGCCCTGCGCTCGCTGGTGGACGCAGGTCAGTTCGCCAACTGGCAGGCCGGCTTTAAGTCGCAGGACGCCAAGTTCTCCGACTCCGACACCCCGCTTGGCTTCGGCGAATGGCGCGACGTCAACTTGTCGCCCGAGGAACTGAGCAAGGCGTTCGTGCCGCTGCCGGCCAAGGAACCCTCCCAGACCCTCCTTACTTTGCTCAAGTTCATGGTAGACAGCGGCCAGAAGTTCGCCGATGCTGCCGACGAAGTGGTGGCCGGCGCCTCCAACTACGGCCCCGTCGCTACGACGCTGGCCCTCCTTGAGACGTCGCAACGCTTCTACTCCTCGATCCACAAGCGCCTCCACCAGAGCCAGGGCGAGTTCCTGAAGCTGATCGGGGAACTGAACTTCGAGAACCTGCCGGACGTTGTCAACTTCGTAGTCAACTCCGAGAACCAGTTCGTTCGGCGCACGGACTTCGATCCGGCTGTGGTGGACGTGCTGCCGGCCTCCGACCCCAACGCCATGACGGAGTCGCAGCGGGTCGCTCGCGCCCAAGTCGAACTGGAGATGGCGGCTCGCTTCCCACAACTCCACGACATGAACGAGGCTCTGCGCCGCTTCTACTATGCGATGGGCACCGAGAACATCGACAAGCTGCTGGTCGACCCGGCTGCCAAGGCCATCAGTGCGGACCCCCTGACCGAAATCCAAGCTGCTATGACGGGCAAGCCCATCAAGGCGCAACTGGGCCAGAACCACGTCGCGCATATTGCCGTGAAGGAAGCCTTCATCAAGTCGCCTCAGATGCAGGGCACCAACGACCAGACTATCGCCGTGGGCCTCCAACTCCTGAACTCCAATATTGCCGAACACAAGGTGCTGATGTTCGTGGCGCAGGCGGCGCTTCTGGCCCAGCAGATGGGTATGCCCATCCAAGACGAGAACGTGCAGGCCCAGATCGCTACCCAGCTTCTGATGATGTCGGCCCAGTCGGGCATGGGCGGCGCTGGCCCCACTGTGGAGCAGCAGATGGTCGAACTGAACAAGCAGGAGCTTGCTCTGTCGGCCGCACGCATCCAGTCGCAGGATGTTCGCGAGGCTGCCCAGATCGCGCTCAAGAACCGCGAACTGGATCTGAAGGAAGCCTCCATGCTGCTCGACTCGGAGGACAAGAAGAAAAAGAACCAGATCGCAGCTTCTGGGAAAATACTTGATAGTTCTGCCAAACTAGCGGATCTTCAAGCTGCAACCCTAGCTCAGAGGGCTAACCAAGGCTCCGTATGAGACTACTCTCTGAATACGTAGCAGAAGTACAGAAGCGTGTCGACCGGGAAAAGGATGCCTTAGCCCGGGGCGCCGCCAAGTCCTACGACGAATATGCGAGGGCTTGCGGCACCATACACGGCTTGGGTCTTGCCGTGACTATCCTCAAAGACCTCTTCGAACAAACTCCTGTGGAAGAAAGGGACTGATGATTACCGCTCGCGCGCCCATGGATGGGGCGATCACCAACGACCAGTGGGTCTCCCAGGACGATATTCCTGATCCGAGCCCGCTGCCTAGGATTCCCGGCGTGGGGATTCTTGTCCGGCCCGTGCCCATTCGGCGCAAAACCGCTGGCGGAATCCTGCTTCCTGACACGTTCCGAGAAGACCGGGAATACCTCAACACGGTAGGCCGCGTTCTCGCCCTTGGCGAACTGGCATTCGTGGACGAAGACATCTACCGGAATGGCCCTTGGGTCAAGCCCGGCGATTACATCGTCTACGCCAAGTTCGCCGGCCAGAAAATCTGGTGGAAGGGCGTGAAGCTCCTCCTGGTCAAGGCGTCCTCCATCGAACTCGTGGTCGACAAGCCCGAGTACCTCGACGCCAATTTCAAGGAATAAACTCCCATGAGTGAAGGTGGTTACAAGGAACTTGACCTAGACAACCCGGGCAAGGCTTCCGACGCCGATACCGCTTCTGACATCGAGATCGTTCACGAGGGCCTCGAAACGCCTGAGACCGAGATCGTAGAGGAACCGGCCCCGCCCGTCAAGGCCAAGGCTCCCGAGCCTGAACCAGAAGATGAAGACGACGATGTCACGCCTGAAGCCCCCTCTGGCGAACGCTCTAAGAAGCTGACCCGGAGCCAACGGCTCAAGGCCCAACGAGACGCTTATGCCCGACAACTAGCCGACGCGCAAGCCCAACTTGCTGAAGCCCAGACGCGGGCCAAGAAGTTCGAACAGGACGCCAACGACGGCGCCGCTATCGGCTTCGATTTGTACGCCAAGAGCATCGACGCTTCCATCCAAGCCCTGCGCCGCGACTTCGACGCAGCTTTCGATGCTGGTGACCGCGAAAAGATCTTCGAGGTCCAGCAGAAGATGGCAACCCTCGCTGCCGAAAAGCAGCAGATCGAGCGGGACCGGCGCGCCATCCCTACGAAGCCGACTCAGCAATCTGGGTCGGACACCCCGCAGCAGACCCGCCCTAGCCAGCCGGCCCGCAAGGCTCCCTCCCCGGCTGCTGTCGAGTGGTATGAGCGCAACAAGACGTGGTTCAACAAGGACCCCGTGATGACTGCCGGCGCCCGGATCATCGACCAGCAGATGGTTGCGGACGGCTTTGCGCCTGACGACCCGGACTACTTCGAGGAACTGGACAAGCGCCTCAAGACCGAGTTCCCGGCCAAGCTGGGCGGCAAGGCCCGCCAGCCTGCCACTAACCCGACCATCCAGAACCGGTCGGCTCCTACCGCTACCCCGGGCAAGATCCGGGTCACCATCACCCAGGCCGACCGCGACATGGCCAACCACCTTGGCATCAGCGTGGAAGACTACGCTCGTGAAAAGGCCCGTGCCGAGCGTGCTGCCCAGACCACCAGCCAGTATACGGAGATTCTGTAATGCCTGCCAAGCGCAACCTCGCCGGCAACGCCGTTGACGAGCCTCTTGAAAATTCCTTGG